ATACTGGCGCAAATCCATTGTCAGTAACTCCTTTGCCGGGTCTGGTCAATTGCCTGTGGATACACCTGTGTCTCAAGATGATTCACGGTGTAACGACCAATTGCGTTACCGTCCAGTATCACGTCACCCTGTGTAGTGAAATTACCATTAAGCTGAATCGGACGGTTTATGGACTCCATAATTTGACTCATTTGCTGACTTTGCTGCGCATAATTATCAGTTACCGGACTCGCTTCAGCACCGTACGAACCGTCGTTAACCGGAGATGAATTCTCCCGTTGTGGTTGCCATGCCCACGGTGGGAGTTGTTCGGTATTCGTTGTGTTATTTACGATACTGTTATTGACCGGAGATGAATTTTCCTTCTGCGGTTGCCACACCCATGGGGGAAGTTGTTCGGTATTCGTTGTGTTATTTACGATGCTGTTATTAACGGTTGTCCCGGTAGTGTTAAGAAAATCTTGCGTATTTTTACCGACGTTCCGGGGGTCAAATCCTGTTTTATCGCCAACCCATGCGGCGGCTTTGTCAGCGCTTCCCACCACATACTTGTCATACCATGAGCCGCTGGAGATATCACCAATGAGGTCACGGTGATTGTTCATCCAGTTAGTTACACCACTGGCGAGCATCAACAGGTCATCGGCCAGGGTTTTAATGCTGGGCGCAAGAATGTCGGCAATGGTGTTACCCAGCCCTTCCATTTTCTGTTGTGTGTCGAGAATAGTCTGATTGATTGCGTTCAGTGCGGCATTGTGCTGTTCAGTGTAACCCAGTTCAGCGGCTTTAGCTTTGGCAACGTCCAGCGTTGTAGAGCCATATTCCTGCATCACCCTTACGGTAGCGGGGTCGAGACCTAAAACCTCTGCTACGTTGCTCTGACGCGTCGTATCGAGGCGCTGGAACTGTCCGGCGATGTCGTTGTAGATATCTTCGCGTGTACGACCCGTGGGATTATCGACACGGATTCCCGCAACCGCCAGTTGCTGAATCATCCCGGCGTCACCGGTTTGAATACGGTTAATCCCACGTTCAATATTTAAAAGACTGTTTGTCGTTGCTTGCCGGTCGCCGCCACGCTGTTCAGCCAGCGCGCCAAGTCCGTAAACCTCAGTTGGTCCGAACTGACTGGTTGCAAGTTGGTTGTTCAGGTCGTAAGCCTGTTGCGCTTTCTTCGACTCAAACGCCCACGCTGCGCCGACACCCGCGGCAACACCGGACATCGCAAGTCCGGCACCTTTGAACGTGGCGACCAGACTCATGATGCGTGATTTTGAATTTTCTACGCCGGTTTTAACGCCCTGGTCAAGAGACTTGCCGACGTCGTCCATCTGACTACCGGCTTGCTCCGCCGATTTGCCGAGGTTATCAATGTCTTTTTCAGCCTGTTCAGCACCTTTACCATCGTAAGAGATGCCGAGACCGATGAGGAACTGCGTGATGATGTTAGCCATTATTCAGGCACCCACAGAAGATGGTTATCAATGCCGAGGTTATCAATGGTTACCTCATCACCCACGAAGAAGAAGCGACCCAGTCCGGCGCGGTATGCTTTACTGACCTCAGCATTTGGGACAAGCATTGCACCGGTGATGTAGTTAATGCCATCCTGTGAGACAGTCATTGTCCACGCGGGCTTGTCGGTATAGCTGATGTAATCCAGCGCAAAGTCGAGAACGTTGTCGCCCAGCTTGACCGTGAAGGTCTGATGGGAGTTGGACGCACCGTTATTTAGGGGAATTTCTTGCATTATTTATCGCCTCAATATACTTACCCTGCAATTCATCCATCGCAAAGTGAAATTGTTCGACTTCAGCAAGCGATATTGTACCATCTTTTAACTGCGCCCATGTACAAAGAGGTGGGCATACCCCCTCAATACCCGTGCAAACCCGCATAAAGTACCAGTTGACCGGGCTGGGTCGCCCGGTGTCCTTTACTCGTCTTTGTTTGCGTTTTGCACGTAATCGAAAAAATCAGCGTAAACCCACAGAAACAATTCAGCCAGCAGAGTATTCAGCGTCATCATTTTACCGGGGAAATCATTCACCGTGATTTTCGTGTTGGTACCCGCTGTCATTGCTTTGCTCAGGAGCACCTCAGCAATGCGTTGCTTGATGTGATGCGGCACAGCTGTGAGCAACAGGGTTACATCTTTGACACCGAGTTCACCGCCGTTTTTGTAAACGTTGGCAGCGTGTGCAATAAACTGTGCGCTCACCAGGGATAAGAGTTCGTCCTGCTCAATTGCGGAAGGCATCGCGGCGTTTACGGTGATGTCGCCAGCGGTAAAAGTTTTAATGAGTGACATTGTTATTTCTCCGGTTGTTAGTCGTTACAGTGTACACTTGACGAAATCATCAATCAATTGTTGACGGCGTCGTCAAGGTGGGTTATAGTTGCCCCAACAGAACAACAGGAGAGTACAAAATGATTCGCGAACAAGACCGTAAAGCATGGCGCAAATTTAAAATTCAGTTAGCAGTCATCATGACTGCGGCACTGTCGGCAACAATTTACTGTAACAGCGCCCACGCTACACAGGGTGAGCAATTCCAGATTTATGACGGGCAGACCGACACGATTTGCACGTATCATGAAGATGAGAAAGGTTATGCGACCAGTGACGACCCCGATTACATGGGTCCGGGAGTGTGCTGGCGTAAAGACATGATGGATAAAGCAGACTTTCACATTCGGAGTAAAAGAAAATGACAACAATCGCTTGGGACGGTAAATCAATTAGTGCAGACACTCAGTCTACCAGTGGTTCCACGATGCTACCCTGTCCATCCAAACTAATCATAATCCAGGAACATCTGGAAATTGAAGGAAAGAAAATATTTTTAGTTGCGACAGCGGGAACATCTGGTGATGAGCGTCATTCTTTGAAATACATTCGTGACGGTGGTCTGGAATCTGGCGAAGAAATGCACGAGCAAGTATCCAGTACACTGTTAATGATAACCACCGATGGTTGCGGATACGTCTTCCAGAAAGAACGGGATAATTCGCTCCCATGGGTGTGGGAACAACCCGCTCCGTATGCTACTGGTAGTGGGCGGGATTTCGCACTTGCGGCAATGCACTGCGGTAAAAATTCACACGAAGCGGTAAAAATTGCGTCGTCACTCGACGTATATACCGGTGGAAAAATAGATACCATAGCGTTATAGGTGGAATCATGAAATGCAGAGTGTCAGTCCGTTGGTGGTTGTTCTATCCGTACCAGTCGTTGCTGATTTTCTTTGCCCGTCTGATGAATGTGGAACCGGACTGGCAGAAAGTGGGTGATTTTTTACAGAAATACTGTATCAAAGTGGAGAAGATAAAATGAAAAAAGTCAACAGAGAGACGTTACTGAATAAAATTGGTAGTCTCGAACTAATGAAAGAAATCGGAGCAATTTCTCTCAATGGTGAATATACTCTCGCCGCGTATAAAATGCTCCTGACGACAATGGATGCTGAGCCGGTAGCATGGACAAGTGAAGAAGCGATTGCGGAGGTCTATTGTGATGAAACCGCAATGATGGGTCCAAAACACATGGTGGGCGATGTCGCACTGTATCGTCGAACCACACTGGGCCAGAAATAACTAAGGGGCCAATTGGCCCCTTTCGTTTAGCTTGCCGGACCCTTGCTTGGTGTCCAACTGTTAAACTCAAAAATCCACTGGTCATCGGTGATTGTCTGACCACCACGCCCGCGCGGACCATCGTTCACAATCACACCTTCCGCACCGACAGCGGCATCAAGCGTGCCAATCTGAGTATAGGTTAATTCAATGTTAGCCTTGCTCAGAAATAGCCCGTTGACATACGCAGAGTCAGCCGACCCGGGGTTAAGGTTCAGCGTGACACGACGGCCCGGGTTGATACGGTCCAGACGAATAGCATTTCCGCCCAGACCACGACGTAATGCAGTGGACGCATCAATCGGTTCATCGGTATACGGTGGGTCAGACTCACCAAAGTCACTGATGATTCGGCCATTTATCGTGATGACCGTGTTACTTGTGGAAAAGTTTTCTAATGACATCGGTCATTCTCCATTAATAAACGTCAACGGTGACGTCACAGATGCGGATGCTGCCAGCTTTGAACACGCGCATGCTAATCGGTGCAGACTTACGCGCCGTGCGGTCAGAATCGGACAGGTCGAGAATATCCGTCGCTTTAGTCAGCACTTCGAAGCCATCGGTGTACGCTTCCAGGCCGGTATCAGGACTGGTGTAATTGCGCGGGCCGAGATAGCGGTTACGGATGTACTGTTTACCGACACGTTTGGCCGCACCGATGAGCGCTTCCTGACCGACCGGAGTCTGCGGGAGTTTGGTAGTCTGGTTAACGATGGTATTGTACAGTTCCACGCGCAG